CGTTTAGTTATTATTATTTGATTCTTAGCATAGTATAATAGATAGAATAGATGTCAGAATCCGTGTATCAAAATTTACATGCAGCAATTCAAGAACGTGTAAACACGCAATATGGTGGCGGCGGTGGTGCGGCAGCTTCAAGAATTGCTGAAGAGAAACGACAACAAGAAACCCGCGATACCCTTAAAAAAGCAACCCGTGTTCTGCTAGAAATGACACGCAAACAAGAAGATGCACTTAAAAAGCATCTCCAACGTGCGGCCGACCCCAATGAATTCCGCGGATTGATTTACCCTTACCAACTTATCCCCGAAGAAGAACGTGTCAAAATAAACGACGCGATTCATGGATATTATTCATTTAAAGAAAAATACAATTCTGCGCTTGAAAAACGGAGACAACGCCTGATGAATGATCCAATTATAAACTGGAAATCTCTTTCATCACAACAAAAAACAAAACGTCTTGCGATGATTAAACCGACGTGTATTGTTTGTAAACAGGAAGGTGGTTCGATATTCACTGAAACAGATGGTAAATTGAAAGCAATATGCGGAAATATCTCTCAACCATGTGGGTTTCATATAGAAGTTTCGCGTGGAAAATATGCGAGTTTAGAAACATTGATGAATGAGTCTCTCGAAGAGGTCCGTGCGACCAAGGACGAGATTATTCGTATGAAGTTAGATCTCTTGTTCATGTTTATTAACGAGAATGAACTACTTGAAAAGTTTGACGCAGTTCAGCATAAACTGCAGGAGCAATTGAAAATGTATACCGAGTTCAGGAGTTATTATCTAAGTGTTACTGATAATGATGACCTTCGTCAAGATACCGAAACGCATACCCGCGTTATTTCCGAGAAAGTTGCGCGGATTAAGGAGTATATGACAGAATTTCGTGATTCGGAATGGAAGAATCGAAGTATCATTGATGATATTCTCGTTTTGTATCAAACAGATATAGAACCAGCGTATATGAAGTTGCGTGAGACAAAGTATATCTATTCGGAAGTGGAGACGAACGAAAATGCGAATGGTGCGTTGGTTCAAATGTACAATGATCATGAGTTTAATCTCTCGCAGAAGAAATACAGTTATCATGAATTGTATATGCCGGTGATTATGCCAAAGTGGATTGCTGACAATCGGATTGTAAGTCAACCGGTAGGTCAAATACGTCCGGTAGGACCAGTAGGACCGGTAGCAGCGCAATCAAATGCGTTATTATCGCAATAGTATATAACATCCACCACATCCATATCCACAGAATGTTTAATTTATTTGACCATATTTCTCTACCGATTTTCATTATAAGTCTCTCAGTTGGTCTCTTTTATGTATACATCTCGGTGCCGAATCCGAAGATTATTTATGTCTATCCCACGCCGGACAATCTGCGTAATTTTCAATTTAAAGACCGCGCCGATAATTGTTTTTCATTTAAAGCAAAGGAGGTTCCGTGTGATAAAGTGAAGGGTCAATTGAAGAAGATACCTGTTCAATAGGGTATAAATTATATCTATATACTGAAATATGACTCTAATTTATATCAGTATATATTAAAGTAGGTTTACAATCATATTATGGGATTTCAACGTTTACTTCATACGGAAACAGGACGAATTATTATCTCGATTATTCTTGGTCTTGGCATTGCATCATTGTTTCGAAAGGTATGCAAAGACCGGTCATGTATTACATTTCGTGCTCCTCCACTGAAGGATTTAGAGAATGATACATATAAGTTGGATGACAAGTGTTATCAGTATAAGACAAACGCGGTTAAATGCGATCCAAGCAAGAAAGAAGTGAAGATGAATTAAATATCATTCCAACCTAAATACGATATTTGGGCATTGCGTCTAAAATGGTCTCTCTTCAATATACGAATATGTATATCTACATCTGAATATAGATATTCTTTAGCAATGAGTGACACAACACGTATTGACGACCTTCCTTTAAGTAGTCAAACGCCGAGTTCAGGATTTGGAAATAGTGGTTCGCCTCTTATTTATTCTCCAAATGTAGGAGTAGAACAAGGACCGGTGCATGTGCCAGGAAATGTAATGAACGAGGTAATGCAGGGTGTTCAGCGCGCGAGTGCAAACGGAATGACAATGATGCCTACGAGAGATATTCCGATGAACCCGAATTCATTTACACACGATGACCAGGCGCGACCGAATTATGTCCCTGACCAGAGATCGGTTTATTTTCAAGACGGTGTAGATTATATCAACGACCATACATCGATGGAAAGTATCGTTCGCGCCAATACGCGTCAGTCGAATCAACTTGATACGGTTGAAGCAATCTATTATGATATTCAGATCCCCGTGTTGGTTGGAGTAATGTATTTTATTTTTCAGATGCCGGTTTTCCGTGCACAACTGCTTCATTTTTTGCCGACATTATTTGGCGAAGATGGCAATTTCAAAATGATAGGTTTAACAGCTACAAGTGCGATGTTTGCCGTATTATTGTTTATCATTATGAAACTATTGAATAAACTAGGAGAAGGATTAAGATAGATAGTGTGTGTGTGACCTTATTCTTTCTTTTGTTTACGTTTCCGTGTTTTTGGTCCTGAATTGGTTTTTTTTCCTTTATTCTTAGCGTTCTCATATGGAATATATCGCAAGAACCACTCTTCGAACTCTCTTGAACCACGCTTTCCTTTAAGTTCTTCGTATTTTTCTGTTTTTTCGAAACGCATTGATTCTAATGTTGGTTGTTTTCCGTAACAATTAATACTGAACCGTTTTAACAACCCGGTCTGTTTGAGGCGATTATGTTGTTGTACATCAAAAAGAAACTGCGACATACACAAAATACGGTTAACATCATAATAAACGCGATCGGCGTAAATAAACGCCAAGTAAAAACTCAACATTGTATCAATTGTTGCAATACGAATCGATTCGTTGTCGATCCGTATTGTATTGTAACTGTGACATGCGAGAGGTTTGTATAAAAATGCGATGACCTCGTCGCCAATACGGATATCATAATGTTCAGAAATGACTTCACCGAATCCCGCGTGCTTTGTGTATTTGACACCTGTATATTTATTCGCAGTGAGTTCGCGAACAACTGCATCACAGAGAGCGCGGGGTTCTTCTGAGAGAACATCGAAATCGGGGATTTTTTGAATGATACGGCGCTGTTGTTTTGGCATATATCGTGAATACAATATATTCGCATACCCACCAAAAAATACTGCGCGGTTTTTGATAAATACATTACGAACAATATTATACACATCACTCTCCGCCAGTTCTTTCTCTCGACTACTTGAATACGAAATATTTGATTTACTTACAGAGAATTCGGGACTCTTACTCTTACTCTTACTCTCACTCGGACTCTTACTCTTACTCTTACTCGGACTCTCACTCTCACTCTCACTCTCACTCTTACTCGGACTCTCACTCGGACTCTTACTCGGACTCTCACTCTCACTCTCACTCTTGCTCGGACTTGAATCTGCATCCAACTCTTTTTGTTTCATTGAATATATAATGAATTCGTCATCTTTTCCTAATAATCTCTCGTATGTTGCAATTAATCGATAACGATGCGTCAATTTATCTTCTTCGATCGTATATTTAAAATCACCAATTGTTTCCTCGTGAGATGGAACAGCAAAATATAAGTGTTTCATATACGCACCCAAATGACGATACTTACGTATTACACCTTTAATCGCATCTCGTTTCAACTCCTTTACACTACTACTTCCGAATCTACTGCTTCCGCCACCACGTTTCGTAGAACGGGTCGTCCTCGTAGACTTTGACTTCGACCGCGTCTTTGACCTACTTTTTGAAATACTAATTTCCCCTGTATTTGACCTTGTGGCGCCTTCAAACCCGCGCTGATATTCTATTTTGTCGCATTCATACCCTTTCAATGGGTAATAATTATTCAATAAGGTTAATCGTTTTTGCACCTTTTCCCAGCGGGAAACATCTCCATCTGGACGCGACAATTCTAAATACATGGCCATTCTGAGAAAATCTGGTGGAGCATAACGTATTCCACTTTTAATAATGGCGTCTCGAGAGATTGCCTTGAATAACGATGGTTGCATCTGCGTAATATCGGCAATACCAGTGAAATTCACGAAGACTTTGTATGTGCCATGATGAACACCTGATTTGGCCTCAACATCTTCATATCCGGCTTTATAATAAATATCCGCCAGTTCTTTTGCATGATCGAGCGCATTATCTGAATAAAAGTCGTAGTCAGGGAGTTCGATGTCTTTATTATAAAATTGGGCGTCTTCTGGTAGAATATTATTGATTGCAGTTCCACCATAACATACAAGCTTCTTGTCTGCAATAAATTCTTCAACGATGGAAATAATTTTTTTTACCTTGGGATCACGAATGATTGATTCACCCTTCCTTTTTTCAACCAGGTCTACTGCTTGGCGCAAAATTTCTAGTTCTTTTTCGTCGTAGGTTACATCGTCGTCTTCTCCTTTGCTGTTTTTTTCATGAATATTGTTATACGGCATAACCCTAATGTAAATAATATGATGATATCTATCATATGATTAGATAATAATAGTAGTCATATTCTTCTGTTGTTTTTAATTTACAACGTAATTTTAACACCTCCGGCTGCCTCAGCCGGTTTAGATTCCATAGATGCCTTGGGATTGGGCGGTTTTGGCGCAGGAATCGTAATCGGAACATAACGCAAGTCCTCCGGTTTGAGAACAAACGCGTAACCCACTGACGCAAACTTGTCTTCATACGCTTTAAGTTTTTCATCACGCGCCTCTTCCTGAAAACACATGGCGACGATTTGACATCCCCATGCAAAGGGACCATTGTGACCTTCGTTGATAGGACGCCCACCCTTCTCTGGAAGCACTAGACACATATTCTTCTTATTCGCATCTTTGAATATTTGCGGATCACCTACATTTTTTACACCAAAATACGTATACTTGGAAAGAAAAAGCGAGTTCGAACTCATATTGATCATTTCAAATAGTTTTGTTTTTCGGTATACAGGATTGTGATATAATTTTTGCAAGATTGTCATACATTGTTATATTTTGCGACATCATCCGCATATGAATAATAAATGGATCGCCCGGATTTGGACATTTTGACGCCGAAAACACATAATTACCTAGCACCTCAAATGCTTCTGATACTGGAATATGATTATAAGTTTCTTTATAATTAAATGAATTCACTGATGATGACGCGATAACCGGTTGATTCTCTACTGAAAATACTTCAAAATCAATACATCTACAACCGCGCGCAATCACATAAAGAAATGCATCCATGCTTACATTCGAATTCTTGAATTTATCAGGATTAAATGCATTATACGCAGTTTTAATGTAGTAGTCACGCAATTTAAACTTCGACTGATTATCCGTTCTAGAAATCGATGTGATATTTTTATCTATAATATCCTGTGTATTTTCGTTCGCATTTGTCATACCTTCTTTGTAATCTTCAAGAATCGGTTGCGTCGACAATGACGACGACGACGACGACGACGTATTCGATGATGGTGTAAGATGATCTAATGACGTTGCAGCCTTTTTACGCTGATGTATCGTCATTTCATATTCCGGCGTATTTACAGTAAAATTCTCTGTTGAAAGAATTTCCGAGTTTTTTTTAAAGATATTCTGCGCTTCTGATAAAAGTGCACTACCTTCGTTTGTTAAATCAAGATTAGTATCTAGTGTGGCAGCTGCGTTAGCAACCTTTGCGGATAAGAAACCTTCATAGAGTACAGATTGTTTTTGATAACACCGGGTTTTAACCATCTCGGATATTTTCCATATAGCCAAACCAAGAATAATAATACCTATGAATATAAACTCTACCTGATATTCTTTCATTTCTAATTATATATCATATATATTTTTATATAAAGTTATTACAAGTAGAAGTATCAATCAATAGAAAACAACTAAAAATACTAAATGACTGGTGGGTTATTGAATCTCATTGCTACCGGCAATCAAAATGTTATTTTAAATGGAAACCCAAAAAAGTCTTTTTTTAAAAGTACATACCTTAAATATACGAATTTCGGTCTTCAAAAGTTTAGAATTGATTTTGACGGGCAGAAGAAACTGCGATCAACGGAAGAATCCAAATTCACCTTTTACGTTCCGAGGTATGCAGAACTACTTATGGATACATATGTGTGTGTGACATTGCCATCGATTTGGAGTCCGATTCATCCTCCTGCACGTGTCGAAGATATGTGGGCTCCTTATGAATTTCGTTGGATAGAAAATCTGGGAACCCAAATGATAAAAGAAATCGTGATTTCCGTTGGCGGTATGACGCTTCAAAAATTCACCGGGAATAATTTGATGGCAATTGTAGAGCGTGATCTCGACGCGACAAAGCGTGAGTTGTATAATGAAATGACTGGACATGTTCCCGAATTATACAATCCTGGATGTTCTGGTGCTCGATTAAATCAATACCCAAATGCATATCGAACGAGTAATATTGCTGGCGCGGAACCCTCGATTCGTGGTCGTAAAATATATATCCCGATTAATGCATGGTTCACACTTTCTTCGAAAATGGCGTTTCCACTTGTATGTCTTCAGTATAATCAACTTCAAATCGATGTAACACTTCGTCCAGTGAAGGAACTATTCACCATACGCGATGTAGGTGATCCCGGCAATTATTGGCCCGTTATCCAACCCGACTTCACAAACCCGCTTCATCAAATGTGGCGGTTTTTATATCCGCCACCCAGTATTGATTTATCACAGAATACATACCCGAGTATTCGCACAGATTGGAATGCGGATGTGCATCTTATAGCGACATACTGTTTTCTCTCGGATGATGAATCCAAGGTCTTTGCTGCGAATCAACAAAAGTACCTGATTAAGTCGTATTATGATTGGACATTCAATGATGTGACTGGAAGTAAGAAAATCAAAATAGAGAATTCGATGGGGATGGTATCATCATGGACAATGTTCTTTCAACGAAGCGACGTGAATCTCCGTAATGAGTGGAGCAATTATACAAACTGGCCGTATAATTATCTGCCCTATGACATTATTCCTGCACCGATTGACGATGACTGGCGACCATCGATGTTTAGTGAAGATATTCGCATGACGACCGATATTCTTACGAATCGAAACCCCGATTTCACGAATGACCGCTACTTCTTCGATAAAAATGGTCCGAAGAATGGAATTGGACCTGGTATTAACCCGCGCGATAAACGTCTCATTGGACTTCATATTACAGGCGACTTTCTATCCGAGAATGAACTCGACATTTTACAGATGCTGGGTATCTCTTTGAATGGAAAGTATCGAGAGAATCTTCTGGATTCGGGTGTTTACAATTATGTCGAAAAATATACGCGCACACGTGGGAGTGCAAAACCCGGCGTTTACTGTTATAACTTTTGCCTGAATTCGGATCCATACGATCTTCAACCTAGCGGGGCAATCAATATGAGCAAATTTAATCAAATCGAGTTGGAATTGTCGACGATCTATCCGCCGTTAGATACTACGGCCGAAGTAAAAGTGATTTGTAATCCGAACACTCGAGAGATTATCGGTATGAACAAACCCAATGTAAATATCTACCTGTATAATTACGATTTTCATATTCTGGAAGAACGATATAATGTTCTCACATTCGTATCTGGTAACTGTGGATTAATGTATGCGCGCTAAACCGCATCGATAATATTCTCTCGTATATATAACTTGAATCATTATACAATGGCGGATGATGATAATGAAACGAAAGACACCGGCGAAGAAGACACTGGCGAAGAAGAAGAAGAGAGTGCATTTAGCAAAGTAGGCGGAATGTTCGGTGGTGATGATAAAAAAGAAGATGTAGATGATTCATCTACGGATAAAACGAAACAGAAAGCCAAACCAACATCACTCTTCGATGTGAATGCGTTGAAAGAATTCGGTTTGAGTGTTCTTACTCTTTTCATTGAAACGCTTATTATTTCCATTGTCTGTGTAAATATACTCTTTTATTGCACACCAGAAAGTATTCGAAACAATAGTCTTAATCTTGAAACACTGTTTCCTACAGACAGAGACAAGTGGCCGTATTGTTATACTAACGAATATACGTCTTGTGAAGCCGAGTGTGAAGATAAATTTGGCGGAATTGCGGATGACCCCAAACTTGAAACTCCTAAAAAAATATATCTGAAAGCTGCAATTCTTCTTGATACCTATGTCTTTAAATGGTTCTGTCTTACGAAAGAAGATGTGGACATGGTAAAGGATAGTGTAGAGGAAGGTGTCACGCAAGTGAATCTATTGAACTGGGGTTTTATTAAGGCCCGTTTTAAACAATGGATTAACAATGCATTTATCTTTTCGTTTTCATCTGACCGCGCAATGTTACGAGCTATATTTGGTTATATTATCAAATTATGTCAAAATATACCGAAAGAATTATACACTGTGATTTCACCCCTTCTTATTATTTTAATGCCGTTTGTTCTTATTTTACTAGGCGCATTTATGTTGATGGGAGGACCGTTTTTTACAACCGTAATCGGTATGATTTTGAATCCCACTGAGAACAGAAAGGAGTTTATTGGTGGTTCGTTATGGTCGTTATTTACTGCGTTTGGATTCGGTGTATTTCCGGTCATTGCCTATTTTGTTCAACTCTTGCAGTTCATCGGAACATTATTCATTTATCCATTATTTCACTGGGATCAATATCGGGAACTTTATTCACAATATGTGCCGATTATCTTCTTCTTCTTTAATCTTACACTCATGTTTTATGCATTTGAGTATCTTGATTTGAATGTTGCGGCCATCGTGATCTTGATGTTGCTCGTATTGTATCTTACACATTACTGGCAAGGTATTATGAATTTCTTTACTACACTTAAAAACTGGAGCGGTTAAGGAGACGGACGGACGAAGAAAGAACATAAATAACTGACCTTACTATAATACATTAAGAATGGGTAAGAATAAGAAATCGATATCATCTATTGATGTTCCTCAAAAATCAACGCCAGAATACTTTAAGGCGTTCCCATTTGTCAGTGTTTGCACACCGACATTTAATCGTCGCCCGTTTATAAATGCGATGATCACATGTTTCAATAATCAAGACTATCCACAGGATCGAATGGAGTGGATTATTATCGATGATGGCACTGATCCAATCGAAGACCTCGTTGCGTCACATCCTCGCGTCAAATACTTCAAATACGATACGAAAATGACACTTGGAAAAAAGAGAAATTTACTGCACGAAAAGTCGCGCGGGGAGATTCTGGTCTATATGGATGACGATGATTATTATCCACCGCAACGCGTATCTCATGCGGTTCATATGCTGGTTACACATCCCGACGCTTTATGCGCTGGTTCAAGTGAAATCTATATTTATTTCAAACATATTGGGCAAATGAAGAAATTTGGACCCTATGGACCAAATCATGCGACAGCCGGAACATTTGCGTTTAAACGTAAACTTCTTAAGAACAATAAGTATAATGATGATGCATGTTTGGCTGAAGAGCGCGCATTCTTGAAAGATTATACAGTTCCTTTCGTGCAACTGGATCCAATGAAGGTGATATTGGTTTTTTCACATGAACATAATACGTTTGATAAACGTAAACTCTTGGTGAATGCGAATCCTGCGGTGGTGCGAGATTCGCCGAAAAAGGTGATGGATTTCATCAAAGATCACACACTTCGGCAGTTTTACATGGTAGAACTTGAAAAACTATTGGAGAATTATGCACCGGGGCGTCCTGAAATGAAACCAGATGTTATTGCACAAACGATTCAGTTGGAAAAAGAACGTGCGAAAATGGCGGAAGATGCAGCAGCAGCCGGTAATGGCGGCGGCGGCGGCGGCGGCGGACAAATCATTTTACAGCAACCAGGGCAACAACCAGTCACATTAAATAATCAGCAGGTAGTCCAGATTATTCAACAATTGCAGACAGACATGGAACAGCGAAGTAAAGAACTTGCTCAAATGAAAGAGGAATACCGTATTCTTCAATCGAAATATGACATTTTACTTCAAACAAAAGGGGCGGATACAAACCCGAATGAGACAATCTACATGTAATGTAATGTAATGTAATGTAATGTAATGCAAGGCAAGGCAAGGCAAGGCAATGTAATGTGTCGCGTTTTTCACGACATATTACAAACTATTTATACTTTTACAATTTCGACCGACTTGACAATCAAAACAAGAAAACTACCCTTTGATTCATGAATGACAAATTCTCTCGTCTTATTGTATTCTTGAAATTTTTCGGTAATAATATTCTCGATCTCGTTCACCGGAAGATCGTCGTCCTTTGTTTTGTATTTTGATTGTTTTCGTTCATATTTGTTATCGTCATCGTCATCGTCACTATCATCGTGGCGACGGTCACGGTCACGTCCATGTCCACGCCCACTTTTAGACTTTGATTTACTCGATGTTACTGGCGGTTTATCAGCTTCAATATACTCCCAATCACCAACTGCCTCTAAAGACTGATTATTTGTCATAAATACAATCGAGTCCGAGTTGAATACAAGTGCCGAACCCGGTGCATGTTCATATTTATCAAGGTCAATTTCCGTAATTAAATCAAACTCATCCAAAAACTGGTTTTTACGAATATAACTACGAATATATCCGATAATTTCTGGTGTTAGTTTTACCGTGTATGTCTTCTCGCCGTCACTCTCGCTTTCGCTGCTGCTGTCGTGACTCTCGCTTTCGCTGCTGCTGCCGTGACTCTCGCTTTCGGTGCCACTTCCGCTGCCGCTATGATGTCGTTTATCATGTTGTTTCTTTTTATGATCTCCACCGCCAGTAACTGCTCTTGATGGCGAGTGCGCATTGATAGAAATACATTCCACTTCAGTATTCAAAATCAATCGATACTTGGAATCCAAAGAAATAGATGCACCCATACTACTAAATAAAATGTTTCTAAATAATCCTTATATCTTTTTGGGTTTATTCAAACGCATAGAATAGAATAGAATAGAATAGAATAGATAATTTACTCATTATTTTCTAGCGTATCGGCATCATGTTCTTCATGTAACCCACTGTTGCCGAATCCTCCGTATTCACATCCACTGACTTCCATCTCTGCACTCGAACTACTACTACTACTCCCTGATATGAAATCGTGGTCCTTTTTTTCAATGTATTTATCTAAATACCTGTAAATACGGTTTACGTCCAATTTTGTAATTTCATACATTTCTAATATACGCGGTATTTCATCCTCCGTATATTGTTTTTTTAGTGTCAGAAAAAATGCGAATAAGTCTTTCTGGTCCATCGAAAGTTGCATACACAAATTCTGTATAAATAGTTGATTGTTATATTCAGTGCTGTATTTCGTAAGCACTTTTGTAAAACGCACCTCGGTGGGATGAAACCGCGCCTTCTTTGGAAACGATTTATGATAGAGATAATGGTTATAGAATGTTTTGATAAGGGACGATAACTCATTAAACAACCATATTTGATTCTGAAATGTGATGCGATCAAAGTAGTCGGCCTGGCAAATATTATCAAGAATCATTTTATAAAATGGCGCAGAGATTGCAATGGGCATTTTCTCCAAGACATCAATCACATTTTCATGCCATAATAATCCGATCGTCGTTCGGTCCGTCTCATTGATAAGGACGTTATGTTCCGATATCGAATACTCAGTATTCAACAGTTTTTCAGTTATTTTCTTGATATCTTCGTTATACGTTTTGGGTTGAAATATTGCATGAAGGATATTATTTGCGAGAATGGTATTGGACTTCTTGCTCATCTCGGATACAGCGCCGAGTTTGCGCAGATTTCCTTGGACAAATGCGACAATATTCTTTCGCATATCGGATTCATCGTGATTTCCTCTTGTTTCTGTTTCTTCGTTTTTTTAGGGCGAATCAGTTTGATCAAAGACGTAATACCGCCCTTGTCGCCATTATTCATTCCGTCCAATTCATCCATCACTACGACGATTTTCTGGACCTTACGCTGGAAGATGGACATGATATTCTTGTCTGATATATTATGCTGCGTGATGGAATCAATGATCGATTTGTTGCGTATATCCCCTGCATCGTATTTTACCATATCATAGTTCAACTCTTTTAATAAACGGATAACGAATTCGGTTTTTCCTGATCCAGGTGCACCATAGATATATATACCACGTTTGAATGTAAGGTCGTACTTGTTTTTTTGGAATGACGCCAAGAAGTCGCGTATATTATTGTAGATCGTTTCTCGACCCAGAAATTGAGTATAATTAATGGATGTAATCGGTCGTGTTATTTGTTCTGTTCTGTTCATTAAAATATCACGGTTACAATATTCAATATTTTAGACACTATTTGAATACCTTTTTTTGTTTTTATATATTATAACTCGGTATATTCAGAAAATGGACGCAATTCAACAACTGTTTGCACCTCTTGATAAGGATTATTGCTTGCTTTTTTACTGGCTTACTGTCGTGAATTTTATTTTCTTGGCAGTGGCTAGTTTAGGTTTCATCACATCACTTGTTCTATTATTT